GGGCAGTCAAGGGGGGTCCGAAAAATAATTTTAAGTCGTTGAAATCATTGGACCGATGGGAAAGATTTGTTGACCTAAAAGTTATTGCCACACGTTTACAGGATCAAAAACTGACAGAACAGGGACAAAATGTTTTACTGATTTGGTGTTTACACGGCGCGGGCTTTTGGGTGCGCCTTGGGAAACTGTAAGGGGAAGTGTTACCATTAGGCATAGGTAGAAAAATGAGACCCCGGAAAAGCCACCCGGCGTCTGAGGGGATTGAAGCGCATGCAGGACGATAACAAGCCAAGGCTCACAGTGGTGAGTGGAGGGAAGGACAGAACAAAGAAGCGCACCGGGACCAAGGGATCACCGGGGCCGCTGACTGAAAAGCAGGAACGCTTCGCCCAGAGACTGAGCGAGGGCTTGACCAATAGTGAGGCCTACCGGGCGGCATATGATGCCAGCGAGATGGCGGCACCCACCATTCATAGCGAAGCGTCAAAGCTGGCCAGCAGCCCTAAGATCAGCGAGAGGGTTCACGCCTTGCTGATGGAAAAGAAGGCGAAGCATAATGTGCTGACGGTCAAGCAAGAGGACCGCGTGTGGCAGAACGTGTGGCGATTGGCTGAAGGTGTAAACGTGCCGCCTGCCGTGCAGCAATCGGCGCTGGCCCTCGCTGCAAAGATGGCTGGCATGCTCACCGACCGGGTCGAGGTTAAGAACGAAACAGCCGATAGCAAGAGCATCGAGGCCGAATTACTCCAAAGATTACAGAAGCTTACGGGATAGATGCGACAATTGACAATTGCCGCATGGCGAACAGACAGCGAACAGCGTGTAAACGAACGGAGAACGCGGCATAGAATAGTGGAACGCGGGAGACCTCCCCCTGCCACCCCCAACCCCCTCGCAGCGCAACGGGGAGTCTCATCATGTATACATAGTATTCCCCTCTCCCGATTCCCCTTATTTTACAAAACATTAGCCCGTTCAAAACACCCCCCGGGGCTTAACCCTTTGAAACAAATCGTTTAAATATAGGCCCCGGAATTATTGCAAAATTTTACGAAACCTCATGGCAGACCAGCAAAAACTCCTTCATTACAAGATGTTACCTAAAAGTGGGAAGGAAGCTATTGCTTTAGGGCTGAGGCGTTATTTTACTGGTATCCCATGTATAAATGGTCACGTGTCTGAGAGGACTGTACGCAAGCATTACTGCCGTGAGTGCAGAAGAATTGCAAAGAAGGAAGAGAACAGGCGTTGGAGAAAAACGCCGGGTGGCCGAGCCCTTCAAAAGAGAAAAAGCTTGGGAAAAGAACTCAAAATTCGGCAAGCGACCCCGAAATGGGTTAACCGCAGCCTTCTTAATGAGGTTATAGGGGCGTGCCCTCCTGATTGCCACATAGACCACATCCTGCCTCTCCGGGGTAAGGTTGTCTGCGGACTTCATGTTCCAGAGAACCTCCAATATCTTCCGGCACAAGAAAACCTGTTTAAGTCCAACAAGGTGGATCCCTTGACTTTAGAAGCCAATGTTTGTATTCTTCCGGGGTATCGCACGTACAAGCATATCTGATATGCAAAATTCGCGGGTCTGGTATAGGGGTTGTGCCCTAGCCTTCCAAGCTAGAGAGGCGGGTTCGAACCCCGCGTCCCGCTCCATATCGGGCGTAGCTTAATGTAAAGCGCGGAGCACCCCTCCGAGATGTGGGTTCGAGGCCCACCGCCTGATCCTTCGGGGTTTCTTCACAATGATTTAAAATTGTGAAAGGCATGACCCATCAGAAGAAGTTTCACTATGGCGAAGAAAAATGCGGCCCCGTATAAAGCCGCCCGGAAAGCCCCGGTTAGAACGAAAACCTCCCCCAAGAAAGTCACGGCTCCCGTCCGGCACAAGCCCAAGGGCTCCCCGAAAGAGCGCCTAGCCTATCTGAACAAGGGTGAGATGGCGGCTTTGGAGAAGCGTAAGGGCAGCCCGGCTCGCAAGGGCCCGCGTGGCCTTCCTTCGTTTGCTGATGACAGTGCGTCTTCGAAGGGAGTTAGCCGAGGCGACACCTACGGCACAAAGGGGTCTGGCTCAACGCAGACCGCAGCCGGGTCGGTCTCCAAGTCTTCGGAGAGTAGGTCGAGTCCTTCTGGTGCCGGGCGTGGTCAGGGCGGTCAGGGCGGCTACAACTCTGGCACCTCTGGATCTCGTTATGGCGGGGCCTCCACCCAAAAGCCCGGCATGGGGCGCAATGCAGGCCGTGTAGGCCCCCAGAGCCCGATGGCTGGTCAGGGCACAAGCTTCGCCACCCCTAAAGCCGCGCGTGATGACACGCTCCGCAGGGCCTATGGGATTGAAGATCAGCGTGGCCTTCAGAACATGCCGCAGCAGCTTAATTGGGACGTTGGGAACCCCAACCTTCCAGCGCCTGATTACGACAAGTGGGCCAGAGACCGTCTTGCCGAACGGGACGCAGAAAACAGAGAGATAGCCAGAAATTATGGCGATGACTACATGACGCCGGGTGAAATAAGGGCGCAGGCAGATCGTTGGAAAGACTCCTTTAACAACACTAGGATTAATCAAAAGCAACGTTCTATGGGGCTTGATGATATCCGGTCTCGCATGCCAGACAGCGCCTTCACCAATGCATACAAAAGCAACTCAAGCAGAGTGCCGGATATTAAGCTTGGTGGCCCCCGCTCTGGCAGCAGTGGTGATGGCTTTTCTGGTGGCGGCATGGGCGGCACCTTCAGGGGTGGCGGCTGGGGAGAGAACTCCAATAATAATGGTCGAGGCGGCAGCGGCTGGAAGGCTGGCGGTCTTGTGAAGAAAAAATCAAACAAATCATTCAAGAAGAAGTAAGGAGCCATTATGGCCAAGACGTTTGGTGACAAAGTTGGAACCCCGCGTGGGTACGTAGACAGGGCAGCCCGTGACAAGGTTGATGAGGCAATGCAGCCCATTGCCGAAGTCGGCAAGCAGGTTCTTTTCCTGACCCCGATGGGTCGCCCTATTCGCGGCGCAAAGGCCCTCTACGAAGGCGGCAAAGCCTTTTTGAAGGGCTCCGGAAAGCAGGTTGCCAAGGAGGCCGTAAAGGACACCACGCAGGCTGCCACAAAGGCTGCCACGCAGTCCACCACGAAGGCCGTTACATCGCGTCCCGCACGTAACGTAAATCCCGGCTCTGAGCGTCAGAAGGTGCTTGACAGCCTGAAGCAGGGTCCAAAGCGTCCCACCGAGGCACGGGATGTGGCACAGGGGTCTATGAGGCAGAAAACCCTCGACAGCCTTAAGCAGGGCCCCAAGAAGCCTGAGAAGGCCGCAGACTTCAACAAGGGCGGTGCCCGCGATGCTGCATTCAAGGATGCCAAGGCCAACTCACGCTCCGTCACCCGCAAGCCGCGTCCGGGCGAGAAGAAGTTCATTGGCCCGATGAACAGGCCGCAGCCGGGTGATCGCAAGTTTATCGGCCCCTCCAAGAAGCCCGAGCCGGGCGACAAGAATTTCATTGGACCGAGCGCCAAGCCGAGGTCGGGTGAAAAGGATTTCATTGGTCCCAATCCTCGCGCCCCGAAGTCTGGCGACAAGAACTTCATTGGCCCCAGAGAGAGGCCGAGGTCTGGCGACAAGGACTTTATTGGTCCGACACCCCGGGCCCCGAAGCCGGGCGAAAAGGGCTTTATTGGCCCGATGCGCGGCGCAGCGGGTGCCCGCACCTTTGGCGGCAAGATGAAGGCTGGCGCTGCCGCTGGCGCGGGCCTTCTTGGATTTGCGGCATACAGGAGTGCCGACAAGCCGAACGCCTCAAGCAAGCCTTCTAGTCAGTCGAGTGGCCCCCGCGATGACCGCGCAAGTTCTGGCTCCAGCAAGGCTGATGCATTCAGGAAGAAGCGTCAGGGCATGAATGTTCCCGGTTCACCCACCAACCCCAGCAAGGCTGGCCCAAAGAAGGATGGCCCCAAGAAGGCTGGCGACAAGTCTAGCGCCGCCGCAAAGCGCGAGAAGCCCCTGAACAACTTCGAACGCATGAAGAAGCGCCAGTATGAGAAGGAAGGCTACGGTGGCCGCTCCATGACCTCCCGCAGCGCGGAAAGCCGGGTCAAGAAGGAACGTGGATTCAAGTTCAAGGACTTGTTTAAGAAGAAATAAGGATCCTGCACGGAGCAACCAGAGGGGGAGATTTTCTCCCCCTTTTTTATTTGTCTCGTCGCCGCCAATAGGTTAAAATGTGGGGATGACAAATGAACTCACAGACTTGGTTTTTAATGCGTGTGCCGCAGTTGCGATGATTGGGCTCACCATCACCATCTCAATCTTTGCCTTTGTTTTTCTGATTATGCTCTGGAAGCTCACAAACTCTGATGACTAAAGAGATTGATGATGCGGGACAACGTGCCGCAAAGAAGATGAAGATCCTCCTCCAGCACAAGACGCTGGAACTCCTTCTCCATGACATGGTTGCCGTTCAGGGCCTCTCCGAAACAAGGGATATCCTGAAATGGTGGCATGAACGTTTAGACGAATTCTAGTAACAACGGAGTACCAAACATGAAGCGTCATGCTCTCATGCTCACCACCTCTATCCTCCTTACAGCAACCCTCGCCGCATGCACCGGAACACAAAAGCCCGACTGCTGGCGGGCAACCCACACCAAGACCAACAAGGACTGCAACTCAGGCGGCGCTGGACTGCACAGCCCCGGCACAAAGATTAAGTCGGTTAAGCGCGACAAGAAGGCCACCCCGCCAAGCCAGAACATTCCTGACGTTCCCGAGCGGGAAGATCCACCAGCAAATGATGGCGACACGGGGTCAGATATTCCCGATCAGGAAAATATCGAGGACAACCCCGATCAAATCGATAGCAATGATGTAGAGGGCTTTGATCCCTCTACTGGGCTGTATGGTCCCGGCACATAAAACCCGAGCGTGAGAGCGCCCGGATAAATTCAATCAACCACGGAGAAGCCAATGAAGAAGCACCCTACAGTGCTTGCGCTATTGCTTTGCTCGCCCATTCTAATGGGCATGAGCAGTCAATCCGTACAGAATTCCGTACAGAATATGGTTAGGTCAGAGGCAATAAGGCAGGGCGTTCCCGTCAGTTTGGCGCTATCAGTGGCGAAGCATGAGAGCGGGTTCAGGTGTCATGTTGTTGGCAAGGCTGGGGAGAGAGGCGTGATGCAGATCAAGCCCGCCACCGCCCGTGGGATTGGGTACAGAGGCTCCGCATCTGGTCTGTCTCACTGCGCCACTGGCATTCGCTACGGTATGATGTATTTGAAGATGGCCTACAAGAAAGCTGGCGGCAACTTTTACCGCGCTGCAATCTTCTACAACGGCGGTCTCGGATCTAAAAAGAAACGGAGCATTTATGCCGACAAAGTCCACAAAAAAGCCTACGTCAAAAAGGCCCCCGTCAGAACCAGCCGAAGAATTAGTGGAGTCCATGATTTTGGGCGTGACAATGGACGGTGAGTGTGTTTATATTCACACGTTCGACAATGACATTCAGGCACTTGAATTCATTGAAACGGCAGCCGCAGGACTAAGGGCTGACATTCTTAGTTCGATGTATAAGAGGTCAATGAATTGAAGGAAGTGGATAGCGAAAACAGTTTTGAATTCTGGCTTTCAAAAGCCAAGAAGGGAAGCAAGGTTGTGTACTTTGACGGGTTTTTGATGCTTGAGCGTCAGAAATTCCTGATGGCAGGCGGCGAAATAACTGAACTTCCACAAAAAATTAAGGCAGCAATGGCAGCATGGAGAGCATATCTTGAAGGTTTCGTGGTCTTGGTCCAGCACAAAAGGGACGAAGGAGAATATGAATACATCGCGATCCGCAGCTAAGGTTATTGAAACCCGCTATGTGTGGGGACCAACGGTTGAATCGTGCATGGCAGAGGCTCAATCCATGTGCCAATATGGACGCTGGATGATTCAAGGGAACCCCGCCCCTATGACTTGGGATGGCCAGCATGGCACGGGTGTTGCTATTAGTCGTGTGATGGTGGGTTGAGCAATGGCTGAAGGTGAGATCCTTATTGATGTGGCCCATCTAAAGGGCAAGAGAATCATGGTTGCAACCCCGATGTATGGCGGGCTTGGCAACACAATGTATATTTCGAGCCTTCTCCGACTTCAGGCTGAGTGCTTCAGGTTCGGAATTGGGTTTGAACACGCCTTTATGATGAACGAAAGCCTGATTGACCGGGGTCGGAATGGCTTGGTGAGTCAGTTCCTAACCAAAAGCGATGCAGACTACATGCTCTTCATCGACGCCGACATTCAATTCCGCCCAGAAGACATCCTTGCCATGCTCCATTATGACAAGGACGTTATTTGCGCCCCGTATCCCAAGAAACACATCAGTTGGCCGATGATTATTGAGGCAGTCAAGAACGGGATCGAAGATATCCCCACCCTTGAAAAGCTTGTTGGCGAGTACGTCTTCACATCCCTTGAGCAAAGCACTGAATTCACCCAAATCCTTAAGGTGGGCGAGGCTGGCACGGGGCTTATGCTGATCAAGAGGGATGTTTTCCAGAAAATGAAGGATGCATTCCCCGAATGCTCTTATATTTCCGACGAATCCAAGGATCTTTCGCTTGGATTAGAGCGCGAGATGTTTGCTTTCTTCAAGACAGGGATTGTGGAAAAGCGATATCTGTCGGAAGACTACTATTTCTGCCATAAGTGGCGTGAAATTGGTGGCGATGTGTGGCTTTTCCCGTGGGCAGTCACTTCCCATTTTGGGAACTACGCATTTCAGGGTTCTCTCGGCACATTTATTGATGTTTCGAGGGCCATCCTGAACAAGAATGCTGGCAAGAAGAAGGCGAAGAAGAATGAAAAACCCTGAAGAACTGATGTCTGAACAGTTGAATGGGAGGTTTTTCTGGGAACACACCGTGATTGAAGAGGAAACTGCTCAATCCAAAGATGTGGTGGCGATTCGCCATGCACAGAGGAAGTTTGCGAAGGATGCCATCCATGTAACCGCCCGGAACAGGGATTCCGTAGGCTTTGAGAAGAAGGCAAAAACTCAAACAATACCTCTTAGGAAGGATCAGAAGATCCTTGAGCCCGTGATGAACGCCATTGCAACCGCATATGAGATTTCAGTTGATGATCTCTTCGGGCGCTCTACAAGCTTTAAGTTTAAACATGCGAAACGCCACTTCTACTGGGCCATCTTTAGATACTACCCAAGCCTCAAAACATCAGATGTGGGAGAAATGTTGGGCAAGAACCACTCAACCATCATTCACGGGCGGGCGATGTTTCAAAAGAATCAGGACTACGCAAAGTTGGTTGAGGTGGAAAGATTGTTGGGGATGCTGTGATGTGGAATGAGATTGAGGCCGCGCTTGGCGAAGCATATGACGCGGGGTTCTGGCTTGGGCTTTCTGTTGGAGTGTTTGTTGGCGCATCAGCACTGCTATTGTTTAAATGGATAATTTCGTAATGTGGATCCTTTTGGCTGGCCTATGTGGATCTGGTTGCTTCCTTGAGCAAATCCCCGGCTCTTATAAAGAGAAGGAGCGATGCGAAGAGGCCGTAAAGATTATTTTGGATGCCCCGCCTTGGGCCCCGCGATTTGCAGTTTGCATTCCGGCCCCGGATGATATCGCCTACGAATAACAATGGCCCGCTTAGTTAAGTGGTATAACGGCTGTTTTGTAATCAGCAGTTGGGAGTTCGATTCTCTCAGCGGGCACCATATAATAAACGGATGGATTACGCAGAAATCATCGACAAGATACCCGAATCAGAGAAGCCGGAAATCCTCCGGCTTCTTCGTGCTTTAGATGAGGCGAAGCGCGTTGAGGCCGCCCGGGAGCATTACCTTCCCTTTGTAAAAGAGATGTGGCCCGTCTTCATTGATGGTCGGCATCATAAGATCATGGCGGATGCCTTCGAACGGGTAGCCAACGGTACTCTAAAGCGCCTTATAATCAACATGCCACCACGGCACACCAAGTCTGAATTCGCATCCTACCTCCTGCCTGCATGGTTTCTCGGAAGAAACCCCGAGAAGAAAATCATTCAGACAGCCCACACCGCAGAACTGGCTGTGGGCTTTGGTCGTAAGGTGAGGAACCTTGTTGGAAGTCCCGACTATCAGAAGGTGTTCCCCGGAATAGGGCTTCAGTCGGATTCTAAGGCCGCTGGACGCTGGTCCACCAATAAGGGCGGGGAATACTTCGCTATCGGCGTAGGCGGCGCTGTGACGGGTAAGGGTGCCGACTTGTTGATCATCGACGATCCGCACTCAGAGCAGGAGGCTATGGTCGGCCAGTTTGACGGCTCTGTCTATGACAAGGTGTTTGAGTGGTATTCTTCGGGGCCCCGACAGCGTTTGCAGCCCGGCGGCGCGATTGTGATTGTTATGACCCGCTGGGCAAAGCGAGATCTCACGGGGCAGATCATCAATGCCTCCACAAGGAACGAAGGATCTTCCGAGTGGGAGGTTATTGAACTCCCGGCCATTATGCCGTCTGGAGACCCTCTTTGGCCTGAATTTTGGTCTATTGACGAACTTCAGCGGCTGAAGATTGAATTGCCCATCTCCAAATGGTCGGCACAATATCAACAAGATCCAACGTCCGAAGAGGGCGCGCTGATCAAGCGGGATTGGTGGAATGTTTGGGAGGGTGAGAAGGCCCCGGTCTGCGATGCGGTCATTATTGCGATGGACACCGCATTCTCCAAGACTGAACGCTCCGACTATTCGGCGTGCGTTACGTTTGGGGTGTTTAATAACCCCGATCCAACCGGGAAACTCATTCCCAACCTCATCCTTCTGGACGCTTGGAAGGACAAGATGGAGTTCCCAGAACTGAAAGCTGCCACCGTCCAATATCATAAAGAGTGGCAACCTGATATGTTCATTGTGGAAAAGAAAGCGTCTGGCGCGCCCCTAATCGCAGAACTACGGAACGCAGGGATCCCAGTGCAGGAATTCACCCCAACCCGCGCAACTGGCGACAAGATCGTGCGTGTGAATGCCATTACTGACATATTTGCCTCCGGTGTGGTGTGGGCCCCGGATGAACGCTTTGCTGAAGAGGTGGTGGAAGAATGCGCGGCGTTCCCGTCCGGAGACCACGATGACTACGTGGATGCCGTCACGATGGCCTTGATGCGGTTCAGGCAGGGTGGATTTATGATCCCAACCGACGAAGACGATGAGATCCCCACGCCCAAGTTCCGTAAAGAGCCGTTTTATTGATATAATAAGCCAAATTAAGAAAGCTGATTCATGGAACCCTACATCCCCGTATCTCCGGAAACACCCCCGATTAACGTGGAAGTGCCGGGCGAAGACCTTGGACCCACCGTGACTGCGGAGGAGGATGGTGGCGTTACGGTTGATTTCGGAGATGCCGCAGATGAAGAAGGTGCTGCGCCTGAGCATTTCGATAATTTGGCAGAATACATGGATGACGGCGATCTTTCATCCATCGCGGCAGATCTTATTTCCGATTTTGACAATGACCTCAACACCCGCGCAGAGTGGGAAAAAGCCTATATTCAGGGCCTTGACCTTCTTGGCCTGAAGATTGACGAACGCACAACCCCGTGGCCCGGTGCCTGTGGTGTTTTTCATCCCGTCCTCACTGAGGCGGTTATCCGCTTCCAAGCCCAAACGATTATGGAGGTGTTTCCCTCCTCCGGACCTGTTGAAACGAAGATTGTTGGCAAGGCTGATGAAGAAGTTCTGAAGCAGGCCCAGCGCGTTAAACAGGAAATGAACTACATGGTCACGGAAAAGATGCGTGACTACCGATCCGAAACCGAACAGCTTCTATTCCGCCTTCCCTTGGCTGGCTCCGCATTCCGTAAGGTGTATTACGATACGGTTAACAAGATACCCGCAGCCGTTTTTGTGCCTGCGGAAGACTTCGTCGTTGCCTACGGCACAACAGATCTCGCCGCTTGCCCGCGTTACACACATGTAACGCGCATGTACCCGAATGAACTTCGGAAATTGCAGGTGAGTGGTTTTTACCGGGATATTGATATTCCGGAACCAACCCCAGACTACTCATCGCTACAGAAAAAGTACGATAAGGTAAAGGGCGAGACCCCATCCGTAACGGACGATCCGAGACACGCAATCCTTGAGATGTGCGTCGATCTTGACCTTCCGGGCTTTGAAGACGAAGACGGCCTTGAACTCCCCTACGTTGTCACGATTGAGAAGTCGAGCCGTGAGGTGCTGGCGATTCGTAGGAACTGTAAGGAAGACGACACCACCTTTACCAAGCGTCAGTATTTTGTTCACTATCAATATCTTCCGGGGCTTGGATTTTATGGCACTGGCCTGATTCATCTCATTGGCGGCATCGCCAAGTCGGCCACATCCATCCTCCGTCAGCTTGTTGATGCTGGTACGCTGTCGAATCTCCCGGGCGGTTTGAAGGCCCGTGGGCTCCGAATTAAAGGCGATGACAACCCCATCATGCCGGGTGAATTCCGCGATGTGGATGTGGCGTCTGGCTCTATCCGCGACTCCATCACCTTCCTGCCCTACAAAGAACCGTCGAGTGTGCTTTACCAGTTGCTCGGAAACCTAGTCGATGAAGGACGCCGGATTGGCTCCATCGCTGAGATGGATGTCGGGAATTCAAACCCCGAGGCACCTGTCGGCACAACCCTTGCCCTACTAGAGCGTTCTATGAAGGTGATGAGTGCTGTTCAGGCGCGCGTTCATCAGTCGCTGAGCCGTGAGTTCCAGCTTATCGCTGATGTTATTCGCGAGTACATGCCGCCTGAGTATGAGTATGCGGTATCTGAAGCCGACACCAATCCCTATAGCCGTCAGGCTGATTTCGACGGTCGCGTTGACATCATCCCGGTCTCCGATCCAAACGCCTCGACTATGGCGCAGAAAGTGATGCAGTATCAGGCTGCCATCCAGCTTTCTCAGAACGCCCCCGAAGGCATGTATAACGTTGAAGTGCTGCACAAGCAGATGCTGCACGCTTTAAACGTTCCGAATATTGACTTGATTCTCCCGCCGAAGGATCAAGCAGTCTCGACGGATCCGGTGACCGAGAACATGCACGTTATGTCTGGTAAGGCCGTTCAGGTGTTTCAAGATCAGGATCATGATTCCCATATCAAGGTGCATACCGCCTTTATGCAGGATCCGATCTACCAGCAATTCGTCTCGCAAAATCCAAACGCACAGCAGTTTGTGGGGGCAATCCAGAGCCACTTGGCCGAACACTTTGCCTACTCTTATCGTCGCCAGATTGAACTCAAACTGGGCGTGAGTCTGCCCCAAATGGGTCAGCAGCTTCCGCCTGACGTTGAGAACGACATTGCCAAGCTTGCGGCGGTCGCAGCAGATAGGCTCCTCCAGCAGCATAATGCTGAGCAGGAACTCGCTAAGCAGAATCCGAATGACCCCCTCACTGTTATGCAGCGCGAGGAACTGGCTATCAAGCGCGAAGCCGTCAAGGTGAAGGAATTGGTTGCCGAAACCGATGCTCTCTACAAGGAAAACAAGCTGGAAATTGAAGCCGCAAAGCTTATCGACCAGCGCAATCAGCCCGTAATTGAACCCTTCAGGAAGCGAGTATTTTGACCGAACTTGATGTGATTAAACAGAAAATCAGGAAGTATCTCAATGAGTATGCAGATGATTTGGCTGGGGGCATTGCAACTGATTTCGCACACTACAGGTATGTTACTGGCATCGTACACGGTCTTGCTTTGGTTGAGCGCGAGATTATTGACCTACAACAGGCAAGTGCCGAAGAAGACTAATTTTGGATATGTGTATTCTTCGCGTTATCATAGCCTTACACCATCAATGGTGCATCTCGCCAATCGGCGCACAACGTAGGAATACGCATGTACACAGAGGCCAAACTGTCGAAGGACATTTTGGATAAGCTTCCTGAGCCGAAGGGCTATAGGATTCTTATCGCAGTACCGGATGTAGAGGAAAAGACAAAGGGTGGCATCTTGCTTCCCGACAGCCTCAAGTCCAAGGAGGAAACGGCAAGTATTGTCGGTCAGGTTCTTTCAATGGGACACGACTGCTATGCAGACGCCGACCGCTTTCCAGCGGGCCCCTACTGTCAAGAAGGTGATTGGGTTGTTTTCCGTGCCTATACGGGAACCCGGTTCAAGATTGACAAGAAGGAATTCCGGTTGATCAACGACGATAGCGTCGAGGCAACCGCGAAGGGTCCAGAGGGGATTGAGCGGGCATGACGATGGATAATGAAGCCGATGACATCGAAGTCGGCAAGCCCTTAATTACGGACGAGAGTGCCGTAGGTGAGGGCGATCTTCAGGTAGAAGTGGTCGATGACACTCCTCCTGAAGATAAAAATAAGCCCCGCCGTACGGGCGCACCCGACCTTGGAGACGAGGACGAGGTCGCTCAGTACAGCGAAAAGGTGAAGAAGCGCATCTCGAAACTCAAGTATGAGTTTCACGAAGAGCGGCGCAGGGCTGAAGAACTTGAGCGTCAGCAGTCGGCACTTGCCGATTTTGCAAAGCGTGTGCGGGATGAAAACCAGCACCTCAAGAAGGCTCTTCAGTCCGGGCAAACAATTATTGCCGACCAGATGCAGAACCGCGTCGAGTCGGAGTTTGAAAACGCCAAGCGCCGCTACCGCGATGCAATTGAGAATGGCGACATTGACAAGCAGGTTGACGCGCAGAAAGATATTGCGCGCCTAACGTTTGAGGCCGACAAGGTGAGATCCTTCCGGCCTGTGGAGATTCAGGAGCCTGATGACGTACCGGAACCCCGGTACGAACAGCAGTCTCCGCCCCCTAAGCCGGATGCTAAAACTCAGGCTTGGGCAAGGAAGAATACTTGGTTTGGTCGTGACCGCGAGATGACTGATTTTGCTCGCCATATCCACGACCGACTTGTTGTGTTTGACCGAGTTGCTCCCACTACTGAAGAGTATTGGGATAGGCTCGACGGGGAAATGCGAAAGCGTTATCCCCACATCGCGGAGGATGCGGATGAAGAGGATACACGGGCCCCGCAGCCTAAGCAGAGTGTCGTGGTGGCTCCAGTAAAACGAAATTCCACACCGCCACGCAAGGTCCAGCTATCCGCTTCTGAGGTGACAATCGCTAAGCGCCTTGGATTAACAATCGAGCAGTACGCTGCCGAGAAACTGAGGTCCATGAATGGATAAGCGCACCCCTCGCGAAAGCGAAACCCGCGAAGCATCTTCGCGCAAGAAGACTTGGGCACCCCCCACAGTTCTTCCAGAACCCGACAAGAAGGATGGCTGGCGTTATCGCTGGATCCGCACCTCCACACTGAATAGTCAGGACAATACGAATGTATCGTCCAAGTTCAGGCAAGGATGGGAGCCCGTTAGCGCGGCAGAGCATCCCGAAATTACGGTCCTTAGAGACCGCAAAAGCGACTTTAAGGACAACATTGAAGTTGGTGGTCTCTTGCTTTGCAAGGCCCCGGAAGAAACAATGGCTGAGCGTGACGCATACTACCGCGATTCCGCAGAGACCCAGATGTCTTCCGTTGAAAACAACTTCATGCGAGAAAACGATCCGCGAATGCCGCTTAACAAGCCGCAGATTGATTCGCGGGTAACATTTGGCAAGGGGCGCACCTAGCGCCCATAACGAGGTAAAGAAACATGGCTACTACAGCAGCCCCCTATGGCCTGCGCCCTGTCAATCTTATCGGCGGTCAGCCCTATGCTGGTTCTACCCGCCTGATCAAGATTGCAAATGCGTATGCCGCAAATATCTTCTACGGTCAGGCCGTTAAGTCTAACGGCAACGGCTTTATTCAGGCTGACACCAGCACGACAGCCCTTGACGCCACTGGCGCTATCGGCGTTTTTGTTGGTTGCACCTACACCGATCCCGGCCTTAAGTATAAGGTGTTCAAGCAGTACTGGCCGACAGGCACAGTTGCCACGGATGCTGAAGCTTATGTCGTCGATGATCCGGATGTGGTCATGCAGGTTCAGGCCGATGAGGCCGTGGCCCAGACAGCCCTCGGCGCGAACATCGCGCTGGTGACATCTGCTGGCAGCACAACAACTGGCAACTCGACAACCGCTGCTGACGGTTCTTCCGTTGCCACCACTGGTACGCTCCCGTTGCGTATCGTTGGTTTCGTTGACGGTCCGGATTCTGCGGTTGGTGACACTTACACGGACCTTCTGGTTAAGTGGAATATGCCGTTCGCGAATTCGACCACTGCGGTAGTTACCACGGTTGGGGGTCATTCGTACATGAACCCCACTGGCGTGTAATAGGAGAACATAGAAAATGGCTATTTCACGCGCACAACTTCTCAAGGAACTGCTCCCGGGTCTAAACGCCCTGTTCGGCCTTGAATACAAGAAGTACGAAAACGAGCATGAGGCGATCTACGAGACCGAGACCTCGGAGCGTTCGTTTGAAGAGGAACTGAAGCTTTCGGGCTTTGGTGCCGCCACAGTCAAGGGCGAAGGCTCTGCCCTTCGCTACGACAACGCTCAGGAAGCTTGGGCTGCTCGTTACAACCACGAAACGATTGCTATGGGCTTCTCCATCACCGAAGAGGCGATGGAAGACAACCTGTACGACTCGCTTTCGTCTCGCTACACCAAGGCCCTCGCACGTTCGATGGCCTACACGAAGCAGGTTAAGTCGGCTTATCCGCTGAATAACGGTTTCTCCGGTGGCGCGTTTGTTGGTGGCGATGGCGTCACGCTGTTTAACACTGCCCATCCTCTGGTTTCGGGCGGCACAAACAGCAACACGCAGTCCACGGCTGCCGATCTGAACGAGACCTCGCTTGAGGCCGCCGTTATTCAGATTGCGGCGTTCAAGGACGAACGTGGTCTGCTTATCGCGGCTCGCCCGCGCAAGCTGATCGTTCCGCCGAGCCTGATGTTCGTGGCGACACGCCTGCTGGAGACTGAACTCCGTGTTGGCACCGCCGATAACGACATCAACGCGATCAAGACAAATGGTACGATTCCGGAAGGCTACTCTGTCAACCACTACCTGACAGACGTTGATTCGTACTACCTGATCACGGATATCCCGAACGGCATGAAGCACTTTGTTCGTACGCCGATGTCTACATCTATGGATGGAGATTTCGACAGTGGCAACGTGCGTTATAAGGCTCGCGAACGTTACTCGTTTGGAGTGAGCGATCCTCTCGGGATATGGGGAAGCCCCGGGGCATAAAATCCTTTTATACCAACAAGTTAGAGCCGGGTTGCAAAACCCGGCTTTTTCATTTATGTAGTTGTATATGTGCAATATTTGTTTCATTGATGGATGTGAAAAGCCCAGAAAGGCAAAGGGATTTTGTAGCTACCACTACAACAATCTTCTTCGTGCTGGTGATCCATTAAAGACAAGAACAATGAGGCTTTCTCCCGGCACGAGAACGGTCGAGGACAAACGCGCCGCTCGTCGTGCTGATTATAGAAAACACACCGAGCGATACAGGGCCAATGCAAAAGATCTCTACGAAAAGAATAAACCGAAACGCATTGAACAGTCTAAAAATTGGAAAAAGGAAAACAAAGAAAGGTACGCCGTCCTTAACAGGGTCCATGCTTCAAAAAGACTCGCGAAAAAGAAGATGGCAACACCCGCTTGGTTGACAAAAACTCATTGGGAGCGGATTAGAGAGATATATACCGAAGCGGAAAGGCTCTCTCAAACCACGGGGATCCGCCACGAAGTGGATCACATCGTCCCGCTTAGCGGTAAGATCGTCTCGGGGCTCCATGTTCCTTGGAACCTCCGGGCCATACCAGCGCAAGAAAACAACCGCAGACCCCGCATCTGGGATCCCAACACAGTCATCTGAGCCCCATTTCGGGGCTCTTTTTATTTGTGGTAAAATCCTGATATGCCTCAACAACTGAGGCCCCGGGTTATTCCGGTTCCGTATGACTGTCCCGGCAGACGCTTGCAGAGACTGCGGAACTTCATTCTGCAAGGATAAAATCAATGGGTATTACCACATTTTCCGGCCCGATTCGCGCTGGCAACATCCCGAACACGACAGGCACCACACTCGGCACGGACGTAAGGAACGTTGGCTCCGTTGTGATGGCCCAGCATTACCCGATTACTCAGGCTGGCACACACACAACAGCCCTCGGCACAAATATTGTGCTTCCGGCAAACAGCCACATTGTGAATATTCAGGTTCTTGCCACGACAGCGTGGAGTACATCGTCCAACGCGGTGAGCATTGGCACGACAGTCGCATCATCGGACGAGTTGACGGGAGCCACGAATGTAAGTGCTATCGGCCTGACCGCATTCGCTCCCGGTGCAAACGCCACGCGCACTACAAATTGGGACGATACCGGAACCACGGACAAGCGAATTTTTGTTCTGTCTAGCGGAAATGGTGATGGTGTTGGCACCCTGACCATTCGCTATATTCAGGCTCACGATCTGGCCTCCACGTAATCATATAAAATAGCGAGAAGGGGTGAAAGCCCCTTCTCCTTTACGGGGTATAAATATGACAACCACAGCATATCTGGCGAAGGATCGTTTCAACCACGCGATCCAAGCCCTTGCGCCCTCCACAACCCAGACCGTGACGATCTCCGGAACAAGCGCCGCCACCACCAATGCGCTGAGCAAGAACACGATTGTGATTCGCGTCCTCGCCACTACGGCGTGCTTCATCAATATCGGCACAGGAACCCCGACAGCCACATCTTCCGGAACGCCTATCCCGGCGAATGTGCCGGAATATTTCCGTGTAAACGGCAACGAGACCATCAAGGTTGCTGTGATACAGCTTACGTCTGGCGGGGCTCTGTACGTCACAGAGATGATTTAATGCGCTCTGGCTTGGGAAGGGTTGGCTTTCTCCCGCTCGCCACAAACGGCGGCCTCACTGCCGTGGATGTGCTGGGCGATGTTTGGGAGGGCTTTGCCTTGGATTTCCTGTCCAACACATACATCTTCCGCGTTTCTCTTGGCGCTGAAGAGTTGTTTGGACCGGGCCCAATTGCTTCCGCAAGCGAGACGGGCCTTGGATTAGATTTTCTTGATAATTCTTCAGATCTTAAGGCTTAAAAATGCCGACAAATACAACGGGTATTGCCACCGAATTCATTACCTTCAGCCGCCCCGGCGCTACGGGTGGTGGAGCGACTGTCACCGATAGTGATGGGCTGATTAAGTGGGCACCACACAATCTGCTGTTGAACAGCGAAAGTTTTGACACGACAAGTTGGACAAAGACCACGACTACCGTGGCCGCCAATAGCATCGCCGCACCGAACGGGACAACGACTGCCGACACGCTAACGG